TCGCGACGCCTTCATGCTGCTCCTTGAACAGGTCGATCCATCGCTGGAACGATTCCTGTTGAATGGATGGGTCCATTTTCACGGCGAGGTTAGGGGTCGCTCCGTTCTCGAAGAACTGGAGTTTGTGGTCGGTGGCGGAACTGTCCGCCATCACCTCACGGACGACCGGGGCCAGCCACGACATGCCCCGGAACCTAGCCAACGGGTCTGGGATCGGCGCGAAATGGCATATGAACTCTGGTAGGAACGTGACCGGCGGCAACCCGGACCGTGCGCCGCCGGGCGTGTAGATGTACCCGACCGTTTCGGCGTCATACGCGTCCGCGGCCGATTCCGGCATCGTTTCCGACCCGAGCACAATCGAGACCCAGTCTGGACGCAGGACCCGGAGCCGGTCACCGTCCCTGTACGCGTAGAAGTTGCCGGCCAAGTCGATGTTTTGCATCATCCGTGCGTTCAGGTCGCCGGTGGTTCCGTTCGGCCACGGCGTCTCGAGGAGCTGGAGTTGCGGGGTTCCGAACAGGTCACCGAGCCGGCCGGCCCGCAACTGCCGGAACTGATACCTGGCCTCCTGGAACAGCAGCTGGCGGACGGCCATGCACGCGAACACAACCCCGTTCGACTGGTACAGCTGCTGCGCCATCGCCGCGAACGTGGCCGGCGCCTCTTCCGTCTTCGACGGGCCGTACAGAAGCGACGGAGGCGCCACATACGTTGAGCCCTGATACGTGAAGTAGCTCAGCCACGACTGGAGCGAGATCGGGTCGTAGGTGACGTCGCGTTGGCCGTCACGTCCGAACGGTGCCGCGGCCGGCTTCCCGAGGTGGCCGCCCAGTCGGGCCAGGACGCTCACGCAACGATCCTGATCGCGAGCTCGGGGTCGCAGCCGACCCGGACGAGGCGTTCCACCTCGTGCCAGTCAATCTCGAGTAGGGCACCTAGATAGCTGTCGGACGTGACCAGCCCGAGCTCGGCCAGGCGCTGTTCCCGCCACGCGAACACGGCGTCCTGTTCCCCCTCCATGGTGGTCACGCGAACGCCACCAGCGGTTCTCGGTCAGGGACGGTCTGGAACATGCCGAGCGCCAACGTGCAGGCCACCAATGGCGCGATGTCGACGGCCGACGACCGCCGCGACCACGCCCAGCTGTCCCCCAGCGGCCGCTGTGACGCGCCGCGCACGGCAGACCGCAGCTCGTCAGACCCGAGGTGTCGCAACATGCGTTGGGCGACCGCGTCGACGAGCCGTCCGCACGCCTGCGCGTGCTCTTTCGCCGTCACCGGCGCCACAATCAGCCCCGCATCGGCCATGTCGGGCAAAAGCGACCCGGCGGGGCCCGCCCCGTCGCAGACGATGCCTTTGTGGGTGTGCGCCCCGGCGAGTTCGGCCATCCGTCCGACCACCCAGCCGGTCCCGCGGCGCCGGTCGATCACCTCCACGTGCGGCAACGCCTCCGAGTTGGCACCGGCGGCCGCGATCGACGCCCACGACCTGTCCGGGGACACGTCGAACGCGAACACGACCGGATCTGACAACCTCGAACCGGGGTCGGCGAGACCATCCCAGACGTCCATGTCGATCACAGCGCCACCTGTCCCGTCGAATCGGGGCCAGTCCCCCACGTTCAGCCTTTCGACCGCGAACGTGCGCCTGTCCATCGCCGCCCGCTCCAACGCAACGTGTTCACGGCCGATCCTGACGTCCAACGCCGGGTTAGCCCGGGCCCATGTCTCCTCTGCGGCCGCCGCCCGGTCATCCAGCAGTTCCGGGTTGTCGTCGGCGGGGTCGCCGTCGCCGGCGCTCCACTCGAAATACGCCAGGCCGCCGGCATCGCCCTGGATCGCCCGGTGACGCACCCTCGACAACACCAGTCCGTGCTCGTGAATCACCTGATCGACCGCCGACGCCGCGTAGATGATCTGCGGATTAGGCCGAGCAGACAACGTCGGCATCAGGGCCCCCAGTGTGGCCTCCGGCACGTCCATCGCCTCGTTCATCACGACCAGATCCCCGGACCAGCCACGCCCACCGCCCTTTGTGCGGGTGCGGAACCGTATTCGTTGACCACCCAGAAGCTCGATGCCTTCCTTTCCGTGCGCTTGAGAGATCTTCTTGACGCGCCGGTCGAGCTCGGGGGTGTCCTCGATGAGGAAACACAACCGACGAAAGTGCTCCTGGGAAGTGTCGAACAGGTGAGCCGTATGAACGATGAGCCGCTCGCCCAACAGAAACAGGCCAGCGAGCTCCCTGGCCTCCAAGATTGCGTCCTTGCCGTTCTGCCGAGGAGCGACGATCCCCACCTCGAACGCCGCCCAATCACCATCAGCCTTCTCCCCGAGCGAATGCGCCAACACGTACGCCTGCCAATCGTCGAGCACGAGCCCGGCCATCGCCGCCAGCTCAACAGCCTCCCCGCCAGCGCTCGACACCCACTCCGGAACGAGCTCAACCCGCGGCCTTCGCTCGAGCGGCAACCCCGCGCCGCTTCGCACGCTGCGCCTGGATATCGTCGAGGCCGTCACTCGACAACACCGGCGGCGCCAACGCTCGCAACTGACCCAAAATGTCCTGCAGCGACTTCGCACACATCGACTTCGACGTCGCCGAGTTCCCAGGATCGTCCAACTGCCGCCCCAGCTCGAAACAAGCCGCCGCCAACGCACCCGCCGACAACCCAGGCGCCCGACCAGCCAACTCCGCGAACTCCACCTCGAGCGCAGCCACCACACTCACCCACTACCACCGCCTCGACACCCGCCGACGACGCCCAGCCGTCGCCCGATTACACCGCCGATGCTCAGCACCCGCATACCGACCCCGATCCCCATCCACATGACCCAAATCCCACGGCTCACCAGCCGAAATCGGCAACCCACACCGCGCACAACACACCAACCCAGCCGCCACCATCGGCGCCAACCTAGCCCGCAAAACCCGATGACCCCACCCATACCCACGCGCAGCCGAAGACGCCCTTTTCGGCCTAAAACTGATCGGGGAGGGATTCAAGACTGCGGGGTCGTGGCTTGCCGGTTGGCGCGGCGATTGGCGACCGCCCCCCCTGGGATGCGTTGAGCCGCCTGGGTGGGCGGCTCTGGGTGAGGGCGTAGTTGTCCTAGTGGTGCTGGGCGGGAAGTTTAGCGCGCGTGGTCGGACGTGGCAAGGGTGGTTTAGGCGGTGATGTCGGTGGGTCGGGTGCCGTTGATTGCGCCTGTTACGCCTCGGCCGATGGCTGGGATGCCTCGTAGTGCTTGGGGGTCGCCTGGGAGTTTGCTGACGTGGATGGGTTGGTGTTGTTCGAGTGCTTGTTTTTCTGCGGTGAGGACTTGTTGGGCGTTGGTGCGTTCGTGGGTGATGGGTCCGTCGATCCAGCGTGCTCGGAGGTGGTGGTTGTCGGTCATGCTGCTTCCTTTTGGTTGAGGGTTGAGGGCGATGTGATGTGTCGGCCGATCTTGAGTTGTGCGTCGGCGAGTCGGTCGCGGACTGATCGGCGGCTGATGCCGAGCGCGGTGGCGATTTCGCGTTGGGTTCTGCCGGCTGTGGTGAGGATGCAGACGTCGAGTTGTTTTTGGGTGCAGACGATTTGGGCGATGCGCAGCTCGCGGTCGGTCATTGGTGGTTGGCGATGAGTTGGTCGGCTTGGTCTTGGGTGAGGCCGCGGTCGGTGAGTTCGTCTCGGAGGATGGTTTTGTCGGGGTAGTCGTCCCAGACGCGGTCGACGTAGGTGGTGTAGGTGGACGGGTCGATTAGCGGCGCTGCCCCGTTAGGGTTTGCAAGCGTCGCGGCGTCTGTTTCTTCACTTCGGTCCCGTAGTAAAACCTCCTCTTTAGGTGTAGGGGTTTTACTACGGGACGGGGCATGCGTTACTAACGGTGTTGTCACAGCGTTAGTAACGGTGTTGTCACGGCGTGATCGTTTCTGCCTGAACTCCGCTTGGCGCTTACGGTTTTGGGCGCGTAACGCTGTTAGGTGTTCCCGTGACGGCTGGTAATGATGGTAGTCATGCACCAAGAATGAGGCCGGAATGTTTGCGTTACGCCGCCGGCCTGTCTGCCGCGTCCAGAGACGGCCCTTGACGAGCATGCCGGCGACTGTGTACGGGTCGGCGTCAGCCCCGTTCGTGCCCGATGTCATGGCCACCGTCCAGACAACGCCTTGGTCGTCTGTCCACTTCCAGGCCAGGAGCTGCGGCACC